GGAACTGGTTTCCAGTCTAAATTTAAATAGGACAAATCACCGTTTATAGATAACTCATCCTTATATTTTTGTATAGACTGTTCGCCTCTAGCGTATAGTCTTAAATTGTGAAAATCAGCATGATTAGATCTATATTTACTATTATTTCTACTGTCGTTAAACCACTCTTGCTCTATTGCTTTACCTACTTTCAAACCATAATCATAGCTCAGCTTCTCAGCATCACTTACAGTTTGACTCGGGAAATAACTTTTAATGCCAGACTCTGCCATATTTATTATTTGATTATTTGTGAATTACTTCCGGTATTAGTATACTTGGAAATGTTTATATTTAGTGGTTGTTTTTCAACCTTAGCGTTAGGTCTATATAAATGTCTATTGTTAGCCATAACAGCTAAACCAGAACTTATTGACGCATCATGCTTTGTTCTTTTGTTTATATCAAACCCCGCCCAATCGTTTAGTAGCTCATTAAAGTATAAATCTCCAAACGTTCCATCTCGTTTCATTCCAACGTGATCTTGTATATACATCTCGATCGCCGCAGCATGAGCTTGTTTAATATCTTCTGAAGAGTTAGGTATACCACCCACTTCTTTCTCCGCAACAGATAGTTTGTTCCACAACTTATCAGGTCTATTCATACTAAACCCTCTATACCCTCTACGTCTCAGATAATACAAGAGACGAGGTTTATTGTTCTCTGCGAGTATAGGCATCCCGTAAAATACCAAAGCCATTAGAACGTCCTCAAAGAACATCTCTGCCGTTGGTGGTCTAGACAAGTATTCTAAAAAGAAACTGTTAGCCGGAGCGTCTTCCATGCTGAATCTCGTTAAACCGTGCAAGGCTCCTTTTGATCCAACTCCATCTACTGTACCTGATATATCGTAACTATCACAACCAAAAGCTCCCATGTGTTCGTTACCAGGATATTTGATACCGTTTTTAAGTACAACTTTGTTTTGTAGTTGTTGAGGCGGAACCCAACTTACTTTAAATCTTCCTTTTGGATCTGGGTAGAATATTACTTGAGAATCTTTGATTCCATTAACCCATTGAAAATTACCCGTAGTAATACCAAGAGTGTTTGACATCTCCTCGTTGTAGTCTATCTGCTCGTATATTTTAACTAAGTTAAATATACTATTTTTAGTCTCGTCTCTAAACGCGTGCTCTGTAGTTCTTGGAAACTGGCGATAAAACTCGTTTAAAGCATCTTGGTCATCTTTTAAACCATCTACTTCGTTTTGCCAGTTATCTATTACACCTACATCTATTAGTTCACCGTCTGGTGTGAGTCTATCGATATCAGGAGTAGTAAAGACTGGAACTCCAAACTCGTCAATAAATCCTTCATAGTTCCATTCCATTGGGATAAACAAAGAGTATAAGCCAGACTTTGTCTGACCATTTCTATTTCGCTTTGTGACATCTGAGGCATTGTATAATTTTTTAAAGTTTTCTCCACCTTTATCTAAAGCATTTGAAGTTGAGCCCATCATACATTTACCAATAATTCTACTACCTAACCGTAAACATGTTTTTGTAACTCTCCAGTTATTTAAAATATTATCAGGTCTCTCCCACTTACCAGATTCATCATGAACTAATAAAGCTAGTTTTTCACCATCATAACTATTGTCTCCAGTGTTTTTCCAGTCAATAGTTGTATCTAAACCTTTAATGTCCTCAAGCTTTTCATTAGCCGTAATTTTTTTCCTTGTAAACTTACTAGCTGGAACTCTATATGCTAATTCTGATTTCGGTCTATCCATACCATCTTGAATAGGTTTAAAAAAGAAAGGATAGTTAATTGATATAGGAACTACTTTGTCTGTAAACATTTTTTTAGCATCAGCACCAGACTTAGATAATATTCCATATCTACTATCACTCGCTAGGGTGGCTAAGTTAACTGTTTCTGCTGATGACATGAAAGAAAATCCAGAACGTCTGTTTTTAAGGTAACACATTCCGTAACATCTTTTATCTGCTTTACAAGCTTCCCAGAATATATAAAATAATCTGTTTGCCTCTCTAAAGTCTGGAGCACCTACGTCAATCTTACTCCACTGTAAGTACATGTACTGCGTACCTGTTATCCAGGTTGGTTTACCATTATTCATAAACCAGAATCCTTCTTCCCTTCTTTTAAACTCTTCGTCTATGTAATCGTACCATTTTTCTTTACTGCTTTCCGGATAGTTTCTCCAATCGAATATATTTTTAATTCTTTTTAACTCCTTGGGATACTCGAATTTCACCCATTTGTTCTTCGGATCTTTGTATACTTCTTTAGGAGCTTTTGGTAGCGCAATAACTAGCCCTTGTATTTCTATTATCTCACCTATCTGACCGTTTTGAGATAACACTATAATATCGTGTTCTTTATCGTAACCGTATTTCCACTTCTTACCTTTGTTAAGTCTACTGATAGTAGTTTTCTTAACAGGTTCAACTGTCTTAACTAAACTTTGCTCGTACATTTAATTTAATTTAATTTAATTTAAAAAGGAGTATATTCTGTTTTTCCAGTATATTTATTTTTTCCTGTTTTTGGGTCTATAACATTAGATCCTTTTCCAGCGCTCTTAGGTATTAACATCATTCCAGCTACTCCACCTAAAGGTATTTTAGGCGTGTGAGTTGTTTTCTTTTCAGGAAGTAATGCTTTTTGACCTTGCTTTATTAGTTTTTTACTTTCTTTTTCCCAATTTTTTTTATCTTTCTGGGTATATACTTTTTTTCCCGGTGTTAAGATTGCCTTCTGGACTTCTGCTGGTACAACAGATTCGTATATTTTCTTTTCATCTTGGCGTAAAGGAGAAGCTCTTCTTTTTTTACCATGCATGTACTTGCGTGTTCTCATATTTTTTTATTTAGACCTACTTTCTGCGAATCCTTTAAAAGTCTTTTCCTTTCTCTCTTCAGGTGCTTTACCCTCAAGCAGGTTTTCTTCTTCTTCAATTCTGTTAAGTATCTCAAATGCGTCAAATATAGCTAATTTTTTAGTAGCCGCGGCATTCTTAAGTCTATCTGCTGATATATCATCGTCTGAATCAACGATTGCTTCCTTCGCTACTTTAATCAGCTCTTCAACTGCTCTGTGCCCAGCTTGGATTATACTCTTCTTCGTTTCCTTGATGTTCATATTTGATTGTAATAAAATTAGATAAAACTCGAAATAGTCTCTCGCCATCAACGATAAACTCATATTCACTACTTGGTCTAAAACCAACTAGATCACCAACCTCAACTGTACCGTCAGAATACTTAACAATACCTTGTAAAGGTTTTTCAGACTCAGTATTAAACTGATCTGTAGCTTTTAAAGGTATTACAAAGCAATATCCTTTTGGAGCTATCCACTTATCATTTCTTTTGTATAAAAAGATTTGATCGTCGCTTATGAAGTAAGTGTCTTTATCAAAATAAGCTTTACTATTCTTTTCAACACCTTTTACGTTATGCCATCTACGAAACACGTTGTGATGAACTACAACTGTATCTCCTGGTTTTATATCTGTATCACCAATAATTGGAGTTGATATAACCTCCGCCTCTCTATTAACATATTGGTGGTTGTATATCTCTGTATTGAGTATCAACTCTCCACCGTTTAGTTTTTTAGTATTGTTATATCTTTCTCCTTTTGGCTTTACAACAAAGTTGTAAACGCTTTTCATTAGTATTGTAGATTATACTCTACAGATACAGCCATATTCTTGTTAAAGTCTTTCCAAGGCAATACATCTTTATTTTTTTTAATGTAAACAGAAAACTTATCGTCTTCTTCTACAATATCGCAGATAGTATGACCACCATACACTTCTTGCCCCACGGCATAGTGCATAGCGTCATTCTTATAATCTTTACCGATACTTATTTTACGAATCAGCTTTGACATCGTCCCCGTAGTTTATTGAACCATCTTGAATGTTAATATCAAAAGTACCATACTCTTTTTCAAACTCACCTTGTAGTAAAGTTAATTCATCTCTTAATCCAGCAATTTGATGAAGCATCTCGTGCTTTTTTAATTCCATTGAACCAATTTCTAATTGAGCTCTATTTATACCGTTTACAGTATTTTGAACTTTTTTTAATTGTTCATTAGTAATCTTTTCAGCCTTAGGTTTTAAGTCTACTACTT